TACTGATATGGGGACACAGACGGTTGAACGGTTTACCAAAGAGGCTACTCGGAATATCTTCGAGAACCTCTTCAACCTTCTGCACCCCCCAACGTTGCCCAAAAGCAACGATCTGCAGTCTGGATGATTATAAAGTGTCCCACTTTATTTGAGAACAACTGTAATGATTATGCATTATTTGTCGTAATACTCAGCCATTCGATTTTGTTAAATTTGTTAAGCACTTCCAACATCTTATCAACACTAGCTTGAATTTGTTGTATGTTTCCCGTACCATTGATAATGTATGTGTTGACGCGCCCGATAATGTAATGGACTAACAATTCTGCCATGCTGTCAGTACACAAAGTTTGGTAATTGACCGTGATGAATTCTTTATTATTCAATTTCAATGTGAGTGTAGTCCTATCAAATGTGACTTTAAAATCCGTGTCGTATGAATCTTTTATTTTTTGGAGATGTTGTTCCATGAGTTTCTTCAAGTATTCGGACACGCAAGGAGGTGGTTGCGTAGCCATGTTTTATTACACATCTGTCATACATTTAGACCAATTTTAATTGGGTGTACGCGCAAAGTACAATCGACGGAACAGTAAAATGAAACATGTATCAGATGGAAATAAATGTACGACATCGCCGTTAGAAAATTGGCGTTAAGAATGTCGCTGACTTGGATTGGGATTTCGTACATGGTGTCCAAAACTGAGAACTGTATTCATGAGCTTGAGCGCCTCCACGGCCTCGGTCTCTAGGTAGGAAGTCGGGTACTTCGGGACGCACTGTGCATTGTCGGTCATCCTCTTCGGCTTGGTTGAGGGCGCCTTCTTGGGAAGAACATTCTCCGGATGTGTTTGAGCCCCGAAGACATGATCCGGTGTTTCGATTAATCTGTGGACGCCCATGTAAATTGGTTTGTTCCCAGCACAAAATATGGTTTGCCACATCAGGGACGCGACGTTGCTGTACATGCTCATCCTGACGAGCACGACTTCGAAGTCGCCGGTGATTAGCATGTTGTACACATGCGGGTCGCAGATGTGGTTCGGGACGAAGACCGTGTACTCCTTGCCCCCCTTGATGATGTACACACTCAACGCGTGGATGCCTTGCTGGCTGTGGGTGGAGAGGATCGAGCTCGTGGCGAAAAGTATGTCGTTCACGTAAGGATTCATTGATGCAATTTACATTTCTCACTTGAGAAGGATTCATTTATACAAGTTTTTTTGTGTGTTTGCATGAATTGAATCACATCACCCAAATAGTGACACGCCGGGCACCGGGTCGCCGTAGTAGTTGGAAGGGTGCGCCGCAATTACAAACATACGTTGTTGCACCCCCCCCTTGCTGATGGTATTGTTGCTGTACACGTGTCTGACGATCTCAAGGTCTCCGCTATCGGCTATCTCAAAACCGTAAGAGACTGTAACGTTGTTGTTGCTGAACCCGCGCTCGATATGAAACCCCCCTCCTCCTACACGCCACCGAGAAGGTCTCGTAACACCGTCGCCGTCCGTGTACTGCTGAATCCAACGCAAAGACCGCTCCGATTGATTGCCGCTACTTGACCCGACGACTATCCCTGCACCGCTAATGTCGTTATCTACGTATGCAGGTACTGTAGGGTCCAGAGGATGCGCGAGCTTGATGAGCTTGTCTTGAACGACTAGCTCGACGGAGGTGATGGTCTCTATACCGCCCCGCACGTAGACGTTCCCATTCACGGTGATGCTGTTCGATCCGACCGTAATAACGTCCGGCGTCCCGAAGGCGCCGATGGAGACGGTAGACGAGAGCGACTGGATCTCCAGGTTGGAGTCGCTCACGAAACGCATCTTCCCTTCCGCGATGGCGCCCACTAGCGGGTCTTTGTTGTCATGTGTCTGCTGGTTCGGGAGCGATCCCATGAGGAGGTAGGATGCCGCTGGGTCCTCAGGCATGGTTGTGGTGGCACTGTCGCGGAAGAACCAGAGGGAGCTGCGCGCCACTAGGGACATGTTTTATAAAGGTTCTCGAAAATATTCCCAGTAGCCTCTTTGGTAAACAATGGGCCAGGAACGCCCATTAAACCCCAACGTTGCCCAAAAGCAACGATCTGCAGTTTTTTCGAGTATAAAAGGTGTGTCTGTCCCCCAACATCAGAGTCTGATTATGTCCAACAACATCCAGAATCTCTCTGATAACGGAGTATTTGTCGTCAAACCCGATTGGATAACAGAACCAATCAGGGACCAATTGCGCGAAGAGTTTATCCAGACTTGCCGCGAGTTTCCAGAGTTTGAAAAACCCAAGGATGACGTGTACGTTCTGGGTGGATTTTCGGCACTCGGTAATCCGGCGTCGTTTCACAACCCGTTTGTGAGGAAACTAAGAGAATCTGTTATGTGGACAGTCGCACCGATTCTGAAACCACTCGCCAATGGAAGAAATCTGGAGCAGATTATGGACAGGATGATGTTCAGAACCCGAGGGAAGGTCGTCGCAAGCGAAAGTTGGCACAGGGACGAAGCTCCTGAAGCCGCCGATGAAGATGACGTTTTTGGAGGGTGGATCAATCTCGACGATACGGATCACCATTTTTCGTGCATCCCAGGATCTCACAAGGGCGTTTCAAAGCATTCGGGGTTTGGGAAAGAGAAAGTGGTGGACAGTGCAAACAAGGAGAAGATCCGGGTCCCACCAGGCCACATCATCATATTTTTCGAGCGGATTCTACACGAAGTGAACAGGTCAAATGTTCCGCCAAAAGGGATCGTTCGTTTGTTTCTGGGTTGGCGTCTCACAAATAGCACGCGGAGTCTCTACGATTTGAAGGACATTTTCATGAACCAAGCCGTTCCAAAACTGAAGTCGGATCAGACTCCCGCGATGTATTCGATTTATCACAGAAATGTGTGGGTCGACGCACTCGAGAGTTTTTCGGCAACCTTCAAAGATAATTGTATCGTCAAAGACAATCTCAAAGGCAGAGACGTCAAAATCGTCCCGATGCACATGAAGTCGCTGAGAAGCATTGGCGTCCCCATGTACAAAGAGTACACGTCAAGAGAGTGTCTCTTATACGTTCCGGGAAAGCGATGGGATTTGGAAGTTCCGTGCTCAGAGACTTCTAGGGTCGATACCCTCGAGTTTTAATCATCGTTGACGCGCCGGTACATGACCGTCTTGCTTACGATGAGTGTGTGCAACCATGTTTCAAAGTCGGTCCTCACAGCAGCTGCATCGTTGAGATGTTCTGAAATCATCGACATAACGTTTTAGCGGATAGAAACGAATAGCTTGGAGTCAAGTCCGCCTGGAGACAAGTCCGCCAAGAGATTGGTGTCGCCTTTCCAATCACCAAACCCGATGGGCAAGAAGAATTGGCGCGGCACCCATGTAGAATCTGGCGTACGCCCCAATCTGTTGTCTTGAGACCCCGGACCTGTATCTGGTTTCAGGGGATAAATAAATGTCAACTCAATGCACAACCAACCGCAAGAGGCGGCGTTGTTGCAAAACGACGTGATTTGTAAGCAAACTTTTTGAGACGAACAAGGATTTGTTGAAATTGTTTTTATTATTTTTACACAACCGTCAACATCCTGAGCGCATTGATTCTTCAGACCTGCACGCCCATGAAATGATTGGAGAGCACAGCTCGGAAGAGCATGCGGTAGTACGGGACTGCAGAGACGATCATGAAAATGAACAATAACATGTCCGCGAAGGCCCGTATCCCCCGGATGCCCACGTCGCGGTAGCGGAGACTTCTGTTTCTCTGCAAAGACGACGCTACCATGATACCGACAGTTGCGGATAGAAGGACGGATAGGGCATAGTCGTATACGAGCAGCTTCACGAGCTCCGTGCTGAACACGTTCACAAAGGTTCCGGTTTTCTCGATACTGGTAACGTAGTTGGATAAGACAACGAGGAGAATGATAAAGCAACTTGTCAACACGACGTTGATCACGACCGCAATGATCACGAGGTATTGCAGGTCTGGTGGGGTTTTGTTTGACTCGATGAGCGCGTCGTCTAGGTACATTTTTTTGACGAACTGCATTTGGAATATCCTCTCCGCGATGTACACGGATATCCATATGATCATGAGTTGCAACAATTTGAAAAGGGATAGTATAATCACGCTAGATTTGTCCATTGTCTCTTATTTACGTAGAGTGTAAGTGTATTTACTCTGGTTGTACACTTGTTTTCAAAAATAAAATGAATATTATTTAAGAAAACTATTCAATGTCAGGCATTCGTGTTGAAGACGACGAACATGGGCAACACAACATTCCTCCAAGCGTATGGGGCCCCCCATTATGGAAATCTATACACTACGTTGCCCTGGGGTACCCAGCGAACCCCACGCCTGAGGAGAGACGGGTCTACAAAACGTTCTTCGACCAGATCTTGGAACACTTGATCCCGTGCCACGTGTGCAGCGAGAACTACCACAGGCATCTTGTAGAGCTCCGAGGTTCGTGGAGTGACGAAACAAGGTTCTCTTCCCCTGATGGTTTGTTTGATTGGACGGTCGCGCTGCACAACCTTGTGAACCGAGACACCAGTAAACCCATTCAGGATTCTGCTGAGATGCGTCGCCATCTCATTCATGCGGGCGCATATCCGAACCAACGCCGTCGTTCAGGCGGAAACAATGATTATTACAACAACAACAACAACAACAACCATTGGTTGGCCATATTTGCTTTCTTGACCGGCGTTGGCGTCGCCATTTCCGTTATGTTGTTAATATTGAGATCTCAGAGAATCAGGTTTCCGGGAGTCACGAGAACACGAGGTCTATGAGCGTGAACATGAACATGCTCCCTATCGCCACCGCCGCGGTTACAATGCCTAGAGAAAGCGGTGTTGCGGCTTGATTGTTATTCGAAAGACCTGACGGAGAAAGACCAAATGGCGTAATAGATCCGTGTACGTCAAATAGTGGGAGTGGTTTCACTATGAATATGAGGATCATGGCCAACATGAAGAAGACTGACGCATAGATAACGCGTGCTGGCATGATCGGTGGCATTGTAGGTGGTGCTTGTTGGAGAGACATTGATATTTTTTCTTATTGACCTTTTTTACATTTTTTTAAAGCAAAAACAAATGGTAACGGTTTTTTTGTGATTCCAATTAAAAGATGTTGTTGAGGGAGCACCCCGAGTACCAGTCTCTACGGGGTCTGAAGACCGGCCATAGCAATTTGATATTTTCCACGTTCGGAGACATCGATCTAGACAGCCCTTACCTTACTGGATTCAATGTGAGCGGCGGCTCGAAAGCGGAGGCAAACATCACCGGATTCATGCGCAGGTGCTCGCACTTCATTTTCGACAACTTCTCGAACAAGCAGTACCCGGACTTCCTCAGCGGTTCCTTAAACTTAAACATGACAAAGGTTCCGCGCCCCAACCACGGCAGCGGGAACCATGTGAGGCAGATGTTCTTCGGGATGCTCATCCAGCATAACATGATGGCGATGCACAAGAAGGCGTACGAGGGCGTCCTGGGAATAGACAAGCGGAAGCTCTCTGGAACAGACATCCTGAAGAGGTACCTCGCATTGGTGGGTGGATCTGCGTTCATGCAGGTGGCGAGGATGGGCGAGTACAAGACGTTGAACAAGAACATTGTGTTGAAATTTAAGAACGGGAGCTTCCGGTACGTGTACGAGTTGCTGTCGGACAACACGCAGCTCATAGACGCGTTGGTACAGGACAAGTATCTGGAGAATCTCTTGGGTATCCAGAACGTGTACTCCATGGCCATTTACAGATTGGTCATGCGGCGGCTTCTAGACCCCTCAGGAACTGACAAGTGCATTAGGGACTTCATCGACACGGTCGCCCTCTCGGGCGTGTATTATATAGACGAGACCGTGTACAACAACGTTGTGGCCGAGCCGTTCGATCCCTCAAACCAGATGCACAGCTTCCTGATAATGAACGAACTGGTCACGGGGGGGCATTATTTTGACCACTGTCGAGGTAACTTCTCGAACTTTTATGAAAGTTACAGCGCCATGTACTACCTAAGCGCGCTTTCCTCTAACGGGGTCCTTTCGGCAACCATCAGGGCGCTGAAGAAGCGTATGGAGGCAGTCACGATCCACTCGATCTCCGTGTCTCTCGACTTTACAGGGGACACGGCGGGCGTTGAATGCGCGAAAGTTAAGACGACTTACCAAAAGGCGCGGTCCGTCAGGATTTATGGGGACACCAAGGAACGCATCCAGCTCCTGACCAACTTCGACTCGATCTTCCGCCTCTTCTTCGGGCATGTGTACGACGGGCTCGCTGTCCTCGAGGTGAAGCTAACGACTCCGTTGAACCCGGTGTTGAAGGCGTACCAAAACAAGACCATCCGGTACGACATCGTCAAAGACTTGGGAATAAAAAATAGTTAGACACGAGATGTGACTTCACGCAACGAAGGCGTTGCCGTGGCCCGTGAACACGAATACAGACCCTCCGAAGAGCGTGGGTTGCATGTTGTTGTGTGCCTGGCCTAATCCGGTGGAGCCGGATGTGAAGGCGTGCGCGTGATTGCCTGCGGCGCTGACTGCGAGCGCCGTCGGCAAGGTCATAATATTGAGTTCGCCGGTGCTTGAATCTGTCGACATGTTCGTCCCGGTCCCGTTCCCGTCCGCGACGCAAAGCCCGGCGTTGCCCTGCCCGCCTACCGCGTTGGTGGCGTGGGAGTGCGCGCCCACCGCGTCGGTCGTGCCGCTGTGCACATGGCTGGGCATCTCGCTCTCCACCAGCGTGTGCGTTTCATCACCCACGACGGCGCCCAGCGACCGGGGCGTCAGACTGCCCCCCCCAGGCCCCACGGCTCCCATTACGCGGCTGCGGAAATCGGGCAGCTTGAAGTCTTCTCCTCCCCCCCCGAACGCGGTGCCGACGACGTCAAACAACTCCTTGTGCTGATCTGGCGACAGGGAGCGCCCGTCGCACAGCATCCATCCGCAGAAGTCCGCTTGGCGACAGGACCACTTGTAATCCCCAACTTGCGGGGACAGGCGCGAAAATGCGAACCGGGTGGCATCCGCCAGCATGCGATGCTGGTGCGACAGGTCGTAGATGTTTTGCATGTTTTGTTTTTATTATAACGAATAATAATATTCGTTCCGAGGTGAACAACGATTATTTGGATGTGTTAATTTAATTGTTCCGCCGACTGTAGATACACAATTTGTGGGACGCCTTACCGGTGAGTGTAGCTGTATGCGTTTCTGTTACGACATTCATGTACCGCGTAGCATCCTGTCATCATCCAATTCATCTAATTCTTTGATGGAATCGTCGGTGACCTCATTCATCGATACAGTTACTACGTGGGATACTCGCGCCTCTACCACGTCGATGAGTTCTAAGAACTCGTCATCTGGAGGCTCGCAACGCACGTGTCCGCGCATCGCGATCGTGCAAGCGTAGAGCATCAGATTGACGCGGATGTGGCGTCGCGCAGCCGTCCATCGGAAAGAGTAGAGGCTGGCCAATCTCGTCACGAAATCCTGTGCCTCTTCCATTGCCGGGTCAGAGACGTGCATATGGATGGTTCTCCAGAGAGCCCAGGCCGCATCGTCCGAACGACAGGAGAGTCTCGCATTCTTCTTCGCACCCACAATATTAAGGTGTTGTGTATTGGAGTAGGAAGCATCCACACCAAACACCAATGGACGCCACGACACACACGAATCTTCAGGAATATCCTCTCCTAAGCTTGTTTGTTCTTGTGTTCTATATGTACCACTGCTCCTCCTCAGCAACGCGGAGTGCATGGCGTTGTACTGCTTGACAGTTCGTCCATTTCGCGACATCACGAGCATTATAAGAGCCCTTGCCTCTTCGTTTGCCCCCGTCTTCATACGCGTTTGGAGCGTTTTCACAACCACTGATCGTAGACATGAAGGTTGTGGTGGTGTGTTGCTGCACATTACGGAGAGTGGGTCCAACTGCACCATTCCATCTTCTCCGATACTAACGTCCGATGGTAGAACGAATCCTCCCAAGAAGATGTGTTCGCGTCTCTCTGATGACGCGACGCCAGTTTTGGCAGCATGGCAAACGAGCATAGTCAGTCTGCAGAGCAGACGAACGATCACCATGAATATAGGATCGGTGCTGCATTGCGTAGTGTGTGAGCCCGAACAGAACACGTTGAGGTCAGTGACGACATCGTCCATAGCACTGGCGGTCCACTTGTTGCCGTTCACAATCTTTGCCTCTGCATAAACATCTAGAATGGTGGCTGCGACCTCTAGAGGCCCTCCTGATGTCACGAGTTCCGCTACTAGAGAGCACGCGTACTCCCCACTCTCTCCGATATCTGCACCACTACTAGGATTGCTAGAGTCTTTTGCGATAGATGCAATTGTGTGTTTCAGCGCAACCAAAAGATCGCGACGCAAAAATCCTTTTTTCGAAGTTGCAATTGCAGTTGGTGTGGTTTTATTCTTCATCATGCCGAAGAAACCAATGTAACTGATCCAAAAATACAATGTAAACTCGCGTTAGGTTTAAACTGATTTTGTCCTGTTGAAGTATCATCATGCCGCTATGTCTTCACAAGTAATAACAACACACGCTGTAATAACGCCTCACGCTGAACCGTCGCATGTAGAAGAAACATCAACACGCGCTGTAATAACGCCTCACACTGAACCGTCGCATGTAGAAGAAACATCAATACACAATAAAGACCCAATCCATGGGAACATCAATTCGCACATTCTGAATAACAACAATTCTAATTCGAATACAAATAACAATTCTAATTCGAATACAAATAACAATTCGAGTTGTGCAGGCAGGGGGGGGGGTGGCGGTGGGTTGTACAAGACGGCTATAAACGGGGTGATGCGCAACATTTCGACTCAGATTTTGAACTGTCTCGCCTCAGAAGAGTCTCTGCTCACTATCGCTAGCAATAGCAACAAAATAAGGGATGTGCTCATTCTTCCTGCACTGCGAAGCGTTCGCGAGCAGCTAATGCCGTACATAGCAGCGACGCTCGTCGTCACTGCGATATTGGTAATTCTGGCTATCGCAAGCCTCGTCTTTAACATTGTCATATTCTTTAAGTTGATGACACGGTAAGTAAGAAAGTCTCAAACGGAGTATAAATGTGTGTTCTTCTTCTTCATAAGAGAACCTCTATCCGTGAATCCATTAAATTATTTAATAGCGTAATTATTTGAAGAGTGAATTGCTATTTGTACAGACGGCGAGTGAATTGCTATTTGTACAGACGGCGAGTGAATTGCTCTTTATACAGACGGCGATGTCTTGCACGTCTCCCAAGGAATCTCCTCCCGGATGCATTACCGTTGTCACAACCGATCAATTCGTCCGTCTGAGGGACGACAAAGGATATATAACTCTCATCGCCACCATACGCGAACGATATGCATCGCAACTCGCCAAGGTAGCAATTGTCAAGACGGAGGCAGTTGTAGCCACACCCTACATGCAGCGAAACGGACACGGGTATGCAAATAGAAACAGTCACGGACACAGCCTTGGACACAATCTTGGACCCAGTCATGGATATGGTGTGCGTTTGTCGGTTCCTGGGGGGGGGGCTCCCCGTGGTAGAGGAGGAGGGTCATCCCGGTATATTGGTACCATCGGTAATAACCGGATCGACAGTATTCGTTGGGCATCATCCTCACAGGCGGCGCCACCAAATTCTATTCGGCATCATCGCGTTCCTCTTTTCGGCGGCGAAGGTAGCTCGAACTCATCGACATTATTCTCCAAGTCCCTGATGTCTTTGTTGAACAAGCTGACGGAAGCGAACTTCGATAAAGTGTCGACTAAAATTGGAATCTGTGTGAGAGACGCGATCGATTCATCTCAAGGAAATGACGCTGACTCATCGCGCGTGGACGACTCATCGCATGACGCCGACTCATCTCATGTGGACGACTCATCGCGTGTGGACGATATATCCTTAGTGTTAGCAAATGCTATCCTTGCGAAATGCTACCAAGATCACGGGTTCATTCACATGTACTCGAATCTATTCCAGTTTCTCGTCTCTCGAAGCGGCATCATTATGAGGTCTGTGCTCGATTCATTTGTTTCGGATTCCATTGCATCCTTCCACGAAGAGGAGTACGAACTGCCGAGCGTAGACCAGTACGACGCCTTCTGCGTCACGACAAAGCGCATCCACGTCGCTGTGGGTCGCAATTTGACTATCCTGAACCTAATTGGTCTAAACCTTGTCTCTACGTCTCGTCGCGCATACCTCTCTGAGATTGTCGGCATCTTCGAGTCCAACATACCTGGGCGGCGAGCGGAGGTGGCTATAGAACTCATCGCGGGATTTGCGGCTCAATTCGCACGCAAGAATTCTCGCAATGAGGACTCACTTGGAAAGCAAGAGTGCGACATTATGGAGGGTCTCGTCGAGAGGTTTATCGAGAGGGAGGATGTGACGTTAAAGATTCGGTTCAAGCTTATGGGTCTTCTGGACACTATTGTCTCTTATCGAAAGCGTTGATTGATTGAGCGGTGGTCACAATTCATTGTGTCTGTAAGGAGCGTGTACAACGAAAACGATGATCTGTGATTGCGCCACTTTTTCATCGCGTAAATGAAGAAACCTGCTATACTGAGTGTCAGCGCAATCATGGACAGGATTGTCTGAGATATCCGAGCAACTCCCCGGTGTTCCACGTACTCAGGGTCGTGTATAGAGTTCTTCCCGATCATGTATGTCATTAGGAGAATGATAAGCACAATGAACATAATGGGGGTGGGGCACTTGGTCGTTATGAAGAACCACAAATAGATGGTTAATGTAATTAGAAACTTTGATATGAGCGAGTTATTGTTTGAATCGTCCGCAAATGTAATAAGTGTCAATAGGAGCACTATGCCCACCACATGTTTAGCCATCGCACTTGTCCGCATGATCTTCTGAAGTTTGCACCCCAATATTTCACCCATGAAGTTACTTAGCACAAGCATGTAGAAGGCGACCATCGGAAGAGCAAGGTCCCCGAACGCGTGGATACCCTTCGCCCATGTTGTGTAATTAGAGGATGCAGGCGTGATCAGAGTGGTTTTCGGTAGTGATGGAGGTGGAGGAGGTGGAGGAGGTTTCTTCTTGGGAGGTGGTGGGTCTTTACGATGTGTTGATGTTGTCTGCTCGTTTGATGTTGACATTTATTTAATACGAACAATTGTTATTGTCATCGCAATCAAATTATTTTCGGCGACTACATGCGGACATCCCTATTAATAATGCAGATGCAGTTGCTACCTTGATATCGATTGCACGCACGTACTTATGTGAAAGGCACTTGTGTGCGCGAGCGACTGCTTCTCTCACCTTTCCATCAGTTGCGTCAATATACGCAACGTCAAGTTCTCTACTGCAGGCATCCTCAAAGACACTACTTTCCTCACCCCCGTACCCCTCAGCTAGATTCTCCTCGGCTAGCATAAGCTTGATAATTGCAATGATGGACGCGATAATGATGCCGAACGTCCACATAGGAGTCTTGCACCGGTGGATCAAATCATATACCGATGGAGTGGATCTAGGGGTTTTCTGTTGTTGTTTCTGTTGTTGTCTGAGTGTTTGGGGTTGTGCACCGGAAGCATGTGATATATTTACCTGCATCACGCCCGGGATGACGAACTGTTTTGAATGCTGAATTGACGCCCCCGGGATCAAAAACCGTTTTGAGGAATCCATGGATCCAGGAATAACGAATTTCTTTAAATGCATATCGGGCGATAGTAGCGGTGGCAGAGGAATAGATGATATATCGGGCGAGAGCAGAGGTGGCAGAGGAATAGATGATATATCGGGCGAGAGCAGAGGTGGCAGAGGAATAGATGATATATCGGGCGATAGTAGCGGTGGCAGAGGAATAGATGATATATCGGGCGATAGTAGCGGTGGCAGAGGAATAGACGGCGTATTTGGTGAAAGCAGAGGCGGTATATGAATAGATGGCAACTCTGGCGAGAGAAGCGGTGGCAAAACGATTGTTGTGTGAGGGAATGCTAATGCTGCCACCACTTCGTCCCAATATTGATCGGGGACAAGTAGTGGAGGAGTGAGAATATGTTGTGCATTAAATTGCACCGGTTGTACAGAAACGGGGAATGCTAATGCTGCCACCACTTCGTCCCAATATTGATCGGGGACAAGTAGTGGAGGAGTGAGAATATGTTGTTCAGGAGGTTTCGTCTGCGATTTTACATCAGGATGAACGTTAGGGAATACCAATGCCGCCACTTTGTCAACGGGTTTCTCTGGGACAAGCAGTGGAGGAGTGGGAATATGTTGTGCATGAGGTTGAGTATGCGATTGTACATAAAGATGATCATTAGGGAATGCCAATGCTGACACCACTTCGTCCCAAGATTGCTCGGGGACAAGTAGTGGAGGAGTGAGAATATGTTGTTCAGGAGGTTGCGTCTGCGATTCTACATCAGGATGATCGTTAGGGAACGCCAATGCCGCTACTTCGTCCCAAGATTGCTCTTGGACAAGTAGTGGAGGAGTGAGAATATGTTGTTCATGAGGTTTCGCCTGCGATTGTACATGAGGATGATCGTTAGGCAATGCCAATGCCGCCACTTTGTCAACGGGTTTCTCTGGGACAAGCAGTGGAGGAGTGAGAATATGTTGTTCAGGAGGTTTCGTCTGCGATTTTACATCAGGATGATCGTTAGGGAACGCCAATGCCGCTACTTCGTCCCAAGATTGCTCTTGGACAAGTTGTGGAGGAGTGAGAATATGTTGTACATGAGGATGATCGTTAGGCAATGCCAATGCCGCCACTTTGTCAACGGGTTTCTCTGGGACAAGCAGTGGAGGAGTGAGAATATGTTGTTCAGGAGGTTTCGTCTGCGATTTTACATCAGGA